TTGCTGTTCCACCTTCTGCAACGAGAATAGAAATACCAACTTCAACAATAATTGAACCTGCAGGTATTTTTATCGCTTCTAAAATATCTCCTGCACCCATATTTTGTACAGAGCAATCAATCATAGCAGCTTTGACACCTGGTGGCATTGAACTACTACCAGGAGATGTATTCCCGAAACCAGAAGCTGAATCAAAAGGGCCTTCTTTATAAGAAACTGTAGCCATTTTTTTCTCCTAATTAAAATCCAGAATTAACCTCCATTAAGGCTTTCTTGCGAACTTCGGGAGATAGATTTGCCCATTGCTCTGGTGTTAGACTATCGTAGTCTGTGTCCGACTCGTTTCCTGTACTAACATTAGACAGTGTGGTCGGTATCTTTGTTGCTTCCGTTGCTTTTTTAGCTTTGTCTATCTCTGGGTTTGCAGAATCCTTAACGGGTTGATTCTGAATGTTCCAAACATTATAGGCATCCTCTATAAAGGTGATGCCTCTCTCATCGCCAAAAGCAGCAATCTTTGCTAACTGATCTTGACCTAACTCTGGATGTGCTTCGATAAAATCATTCATCATTGCATCCATAGCACTATTATACTCTGTCTCAGCTTTTCTTGCTTCTTCAGCTTGAAAACGCTGTTCTATCATATCCTGTGCTTTCTTAGCAGCCATAAACTCAATGTACTCTTTCTGCTTTGCAGGGTCATATTCGTCAAACTCAGGTTCTAATTCAGGCTCTTGTTGAGGCTGTATAGAAGTCTGTAGCTCTTCTACCATCTTGCGCAAATCACCAAGTTCATTGGTTTGTCTGCCATTTAGGCTTTGTAAGTTAGAATAAGACTTATCCCTTTCTTCAGCGAACTTCAAAAGCTCTTCAACGGAATCAAATTGATTGTCGCCTACTTGTAGCTTTTGCTCCTCTGTTTCTGGGGTCTCGGTTGATTCTGCTTCAACCTCAGTCTCGTCATTGGTCGGGGATTCTTCTACTTCAGAGTCGCTATACTCTTCACCAGTTAGTTCCTTTTCCTCATCAATATATTGAAACTTAGATTCATTCATTATTGCATTACTCCTTCTCCACTCATTTGTGGGGGTTTTTGTTGTTGTTGCTGTGACTGGACTTGAGCTTGGCGTTCCTGCTCAAATTTCTCCAGTATCTCATCGGATGCTTCCATGTCGGATAGTTCAACAAACAATGGGAATAAACTAGCGTACCCATTGCGTACTAATTCCCCGACTTGGTTAGCCATTAACGCTCTCATTGTTGGAGTATTTTGACCTTGATCTAAGACCACATCAAACTCCATCGTTGAGAAGTTGTCCAAAAATTTGCCGATAATTTGATTTACCTCTGCCTGTTCTTCAGGCTCAACTTTATCAAACTCAGCTCCAATAATTCTTTGTATCTTATCAACAGAATAATACTGTTGCATATTAGACACTGCCATCTCTAGTGTATTCTTCTTACAAGTGTCTAAGTTCTCCATTTGTTCCATTAAAGTATTCATCCCTTGACGAATACGAGTTTGTACAGCGAGTCCTGACTCTGTAGAAGAGGTTGCTCTACCCATCATAGGGTCTGTAGCACCACTGATCTCCTTTGCATCAAAATCACTACGCTGTTCAAATGAAGCTATCGTTGGTACAAGTGCTGTATGCTGATTAGACCACTGACTCATAAAATCAGATATTCTTCCTTTGTAACCAGGAATCCCGATCCATTCCCCGTTAGCAGAAGCTCTGTTCATCTGTTCAGCAGTGACCTTGTTCCCTGTAAAGATACCACCACCCTTTGGAGAACGATTAATAATATCTAAGGCTTGTGACCTACGCTTATTCTTTTCTCTTTGAGGGTCTTTTAAATTTTCTACCAATCCAAAAGTATCTACCGTATCACCATAATCTTCAAAGGTATAGAAGAATGGTATCAACGGAAACTGATTATGTTTGTAAGGATTTGGTGTTTTTTCCTGTAAAACTCTAGCACCTGCAAATACAGTTACATAGGTCTTAGGAACGCTTTTAGCTACCACATTCAACTCTACAGGAGCAACTTCCATCTCAGGTCTTTCCATTATCTGCCTAATAGCTTCATTCGCTTTACGCTTGGTCTTGAACCCTTCCTGTGAAAATCTTCCTGTTTGTGGATTCACTAAATAAAATTCTTTCTCATACTCTCTTTCCCACAACTCAATGATGCGTATCTTCTTGCGATGTGCATCCATATTGTAGGCTTCCATGCTTTTAAAACCGTAGTTAGGGTCTACATTCTTATATTTACTACCTAATTCGATGTTCGTAAGTGATTCCTCACCTAATAAAGCCTCTTGTATATCTTCAGCTCTTTTTACATCTCTAAGCGCATCTGGGAACATATCCTTTGCTTTAGAGATAGATAATAGTTTAGTACGAGCTAATCTTCCCCACTGTGAACAATCAGGAGTGGTCGCTTCGGGATCCATCAGTACATTGGCCCAAGACTCTCTTTTGATATGTATCTTACTATCAAAATATTCACCTGGTTCTACAGACATATCTACCCATCCTCTACCTGTGATCACACCGTCCTTAAATACACGACTGAAAACATTGTGTAAAGATTGACTTTTATCTAGGTGATATAATAAAGAAGTAATTAACTTAGCTTCATTATCATCATTCATTTCTACGGGTCTGGCACGGTACGATGTTCTGCCCTGCCGTTCAATTCCTGTCACTAGATTGACCTTCGGAAGAATAATGTTAAGCTGAAGAGGAGGACGACCTTCAGCTCTTAACTTGGAAATGTCGGCATTATCCCATTGTCCAGTTCCGTACCCACCCGTGTAAAAATACATAGATTCTCTTGCAGACTTCATAAATGTCTTATTACTACTCTGCATTGCTTGAAAAACTTCGTGTAAATATGCTAAATCGCTCATGTACCCATCCAACTTGTTGCTTGTCTAAAGAAACTAGGGGTTCTATATGAATCCCTGCGTTTTGGTTTATTCGCACCTTCAACAGCATGAACTAGATACCTAACACAGTCCATAGCGTGGTCATTTTTCTTCACAGGCTCTTCTGGTGCGCTTTTTTCACTATGCCCGTGTTTTAATTCTTTCCATTTGTAATCCATCATCTCATCTAATAAGCATCCCATATTCCTAACATCAACAAACTTTAATTGACAGTGTCCATTCTTATCTGTCGTTAAGTAGCGTGCTACCCTGTCAAATCCTGCTCTTTTATCGTTATTGGCTCTCTCCCACTGTATGCCATACTCTTCCCACTCATCGGCAATAGAGTAACCGTCCCTCTCCGTCCTGTTGATAGATGGATCTGCGATAAACTCATAGTCCATACCAGTCTCCAATCTATCTTCTACCATCGGTACTATCTCATCTATACGCATCTCATCGCCATAAATTATATCATACACAAAGATATTCTTCTCGTCATCTACGGCTGCAAATAGTATGCAGGTCGGGTTTTTATAACCATAGTCGTAAACCACATATCTATTCCACCACTTGGGCATTTCAAAGGGTTTTATCACATGAATCTTTTCGTCAAACATCGGATAGACCAAACCTGCAAAATCATCCCAACTACAATATACATAGCGATTAACCCACATTGGAGGCATGGAGAGTAAATGTTTGATGTAATCTGCAGGGAGGTGTGGGTTATCGCTATAAACCTTGACTTCTTCGTCTGTTTCAGGTGGAGGTACATCTGGTGTCCAAGTACGAGTTTCTATCAGTCTATAGTCACCTTTTGTCTCATTTTGCTTTTTCTTATGCTGTTTGAACTTCTTCCATACCCAATCATGTCCTGCAGGGTTGCAAGTATGAAAACTACAACGCATAACACCTTTCTTCCTTAGCTGACCTGCTGCAGCAATAAATGTACTTTCTGAAACCTCTTCTAACTGGTCAAAGGCATACCACCCTAGATTCATCGATTTAATACGCTGTATCGAGTCCCTAGAGTCATCTAAAGCCATATACACTATCCTTGAACCATTTTTAAAGATGATCTCTCTATCTTGAGACCTGTGCTTGGAAACAAAACCACCTGCTAAGTCCAGGAGTTGAATCAATGTCGATTTTTTGAACGCATCTAATACTTTTCGTCCCATTAGTCCTAAGTTATTCTCATACGCTGCACTCTGTTGGATCGCTTCCATGCACATGGCCTCGGTCTTTCCTGTACCTAAACTGCCTGCAAGCAAATGATGCTTGCTCCAACCTGTATATAAATGAAATTCTTGCTGATGTGGTAACGGATCAGTTGGTGTCCCATCTGGGAACTTATATGTAATTAATATATCGTTACTCATGCCTGATTCTTATATAACTCTTTCCAATCTATTGGTAAGCTACCATCTGATTCCAAATCAAATATCTTTATCGCTGTGTCCACAATTTCCCTAGATTCTACTTTATCCAATCCGTATAAACTCCGTAATATGTCAAGTAAGAAGTCTCTAGGTGATAAATATTGAATGTTACCTTTGCTGTCTACGGCATACGGATAATACTTCATTTTATGTTCTTTATCATTTTACTACGCTCTTTTGGTGTAATTCCTGCGACCATAACATTTACTTGCGTATTATTGTTCTGCATCCTGTCCCTGTACTTATGTGGATCTAACGCTTTTAATTGAAAGATACGCTCTGCTGTGTTTTTCGCCTCTGAAGCCTGTTCATACGATAGTTTCTCTAATCCGTCTAAACGCTCTTGATTAAAGGACTTACGAAGAACATCCACAGCTTGTGCAAACTGAGGGTCATTCTTCATTGCGTGCTGAATACTGCCGTAATAGAACCCCATTTTATTTGCTGCTATGGACGGAAATCCGTGGCAATCAACCATTGTCTTTAAGAAAGCATCTTTTTTGTCGTCTGTAAATCGAACCTTTTGACTGGTGTCGATCTCTAGTGTTGATAAGAAGTTTGCATAGTATTTGTTATCATGCAAGTTCTTAACTGCTTTATTGACGGCAGATTTCTCCATCTCCTTCGGTGATTTTTTTCTGTGTGCGTCTTTCAAATTGGTTGGAATATATGTTAGAAATATCATTAGATGAAATAGGTAATTCTTGATATTGTGAAATTTAAAGGGGGCGATGTTTTGCTGAGAAATATGTACGGGTGGTAACATATATGCCCCTCGTCCTCAGCGTTGCAAGGTATGGGGGGGGGTGCATCTGTCGATATAAACGCCGTCCTTACTTCGCAAACACCTTTTAAATTAATAAAACCAATTTATTCCTTCCGTCCCTTTTAACTTCAATAATAGCTGCACTTATTACGGATCTGTTCAATTAATACTTTATAGTATCTTCCCTCGCCTCTTGCAAGTCTCT